ATCAATGCAGCCGCAGGTTGTGCAGTCACACTGCCAAACGCGACCGGCACTGGTTCGGTATTTCGCTTTTTCATCGGCACCACCATTACATCGAATAGCACCACCATCAAGGTGAACAATGCTACCGACGTGATGTCTGGACGCGCGTATGTGATCAGCGACGGCGCTGCTGCGGTACTTGGCTACGCCACTGGCGCAACCGACGACACCATCACCCTCAACGGAACTACGTTGGGTGGATACGCTGGTGACGTCTTTGAAGTCATCGACGCAATCGCAGGTACGTATCTGGTTAAGGTACTTACCAAAGCCACCGGCACGGAAGCAACTCCGTTCTCGGCAACAGTCTCCTAACCTTCTTTAAGGAACCCCACCATGTCATATAACATCGCAGAAATTAACAGCGGCTTTGTGTCGCTGACCGCCGCCGGTTTGGCTGAAGGCACTAACAGCGCCACCTTCAAAACCGTCAACACTTTGGCTTTCACCAACAACGGTGTGTTCAAGTCTAAAGCTGCAACCGACAACTTGGCATTCAGCACAGGCACTGCCTTGGCTAACAGCCAGGCTTGTTTGTTCGGCGTGTGGATCAACACCTCCGGCACCGTGACGACCACACAAGGTCCTATCGTTGCCGCTGGCGATCCTTGCCCTGTGCCTGCACAAGCTACTGCCAACACCACTTTGGTTGGCTTGATCAAGGTGACTACCAGCTCGTCTGCTACGTTCACCCCAGCCACTACCGACCTCAGCGCAACAGGCATCACTGATGACTTTTACGACTGTATGGTCATGCCTGGCTCGGCCCTGTAAGTTGTCATCCTCTTCCTAGAAGAGTTTATGCAGACCGCCTTCGGGTGGTCTGCTTTTTGGATTTTTAACCCCCTGGAGAATAAAGATGGCAAGTAAGAAAAACACCGTCCAAGGAATGGAAATCATCGACGACGAACCGGTCATTGAGACCGTGGCCGAGTCGCGTGATTTCAGCAAGCTCGCAGCCGATGAGGCTTTTATGAACGAGCTGGTAACCGTCATGGTTCATTCGACCACTGATGAGAATCAACCCAACCATGTCGTTGTCAATTGCAACGGCATGAACCAACCCTTGATCAGGGGTGTGCCCACAACCGTGAAGCGCAAGTATGTCGAAATCTTGGCCCGCATGAAGGAAACCAAGTACACCCAGGTCACGCGCAATGCTTCTGCGCCTGACCAGATCGACATGGTTGCACGCCACGGTTTGAGCTTCCCCTTTGACTTGGTTGAAGACAAAAACCCTCGTGGCCGTGCATGGCTGCAAAACGTCTTGACTGAAGCAGCCTAATAGGGTCTTTGCATGAACCTCCTTCAACTTGTCAACCAAGCCCGTGTAGAGTGCGGCGTCTCTGGCCCGGCGCTGACCACAGCGGTAAGCCAGACCGGCGAATCAGGTCGCATGGTGTCTTGGGTGCAGCAGGCATGGATTGACATCCAGACCAGCAAAGAAGATTGGCTGTTCTTGCGAAGCCCTTTTACATTTAACACGGTTGCGTCTCAATTTCAATACACCGCCGCTAACGCGGGCCTGACTGATTTTGGAAACTGGAAGCGTGACAGCTTCCGGTGTTCCAGTGTTGGTCAGTCCTACCGAGACGAGCAGTTGATGAACTACATGGACTGGACCACGTTCAGAAACCTGTACCGTTATGCCAACATGCGCAACACAACCGCGCGTCCGGTCGTTGTAGCAATCACACCTGAAAAGGACCTGGCCTTTGGCTCGACTCCTGACATAGCCTACGTGATCGATGGCGAATACTACACACAACCTGTCAGTCTCACGGCTGACGCTGACACTCCCGGTATACCGGATCGATTTCAAATGGCCATCGTCTACCGGGCCATGATGTACTACGCTGGGTATGAGGCAGCCCCTGAAGTCCTGTCGCGAGGTGACTTCGAGTACCGACGTTTGTACTCGCGAATGGAGATCGACCAGCTGCCGACTATTGTCAGCGGACCACCTTTGGCGTAATCATGGCCACAGGAATGCCTCCCGTCAAATACAGTCTGATCCAGCTCCAGGGCGGGCTTGACCTGGTCACGCCCACGCTGTCGCTGCCACCAGGCATTGCTCGTTCGTCTGTTAATTTTGAAGTGGCCATCACGGGTGGGTATACCCGCATTGCCGGGTACGAACGATTTGATGGGCAGCCTAATCCGTCGGATGCCGTCTACAACTCAATCACGGTTGCAAGCGCCAGCAACCTGGCCGTTGGTAATACGTTCACCAATTTAGCGGCCACGTCGTCAGGCTACATCATTGCCATTAACGACACCACGGTAATCTACACCCAGGCTGTGGGCGTGTTTGCCGTTGCAGATGGCCTTTATGTGGGCGGCATTCTTAAAGCGACTGTCACGGTTCTGGGCGCAACCGCTACCATAACCAGTTTGTTATCCAGCCAATACACGTACTTGGCTGCTGAAGTTTATCGGGCTGTCATTACTACGGTGCCGGGAGCGGGACCCATACGTGGTGTTGTCTACTACGGCAGCACGGTGTATGCCTGGCGCAACAACGTCGGTGAAACGGCCATGGCTATTTACAAATCAACTACCAGCGGCTGGGCCCTGGTGCCGTTGGGTTTTGAGTTAGCCTTTAATACTGGCACAACCCAGCTTAACGATGGCAATGTAATTGTTGGCCAAACAAGCGGAGCAACTGGCACCATTACCCGCGTAGTTCTGAGTTCCGGCACTTGGGCGGCTGGCACGGCGGCTGGTTATCTTACGTTTGCGTCAGTGACTGGCACGTTCCAATCAGGCGAGAATTTGCGAATTGGCGCAACCACATACGCCCTTGCGGGCGGGGCGCAAGCCGCCATTACCTTGAACCCTACTGGCCGGGTTGAAACGGCAATTGACAATATTAACGGCGCGTCCAGAATATACGGCGCGGATGGTGTTAACTACGGGTTTGAGTTTGACGGCACGGTTTATGTGCGAATTCGCACAGGCATGACGACCGACACACCGGTTCATGCTGTCGTTCACAAGTCGCATTTGTTTTTTAGTTTTGGCGCATCAATTCAATTTTCAGGGATTGGCGACCCGTACAGCTGGAGCCCGGTTGTGGGCGCGGGCGAGATTGCGCTAAATGGAAACGTGACTGCGTTCTTGGTCCAGCCAGGCGACCAGTCAACCGGTGCCATGGCTATCTACTCGGACGACAACACTTCGATTCTGTATGGCAGCAGTTCGGCCAACTTCCAACTTGTTTCATACAACGTAGGCACTGGAGCAAAAGCCTACAGCTGCCAGAACATCAACGTCAGTTATTCGTTTGACGATCGTGGCGTTATGAACATGGCGACCACGCTTAACTTTGGCAACTTTGATTCAGCGGCATTGACTTTAAACTTGCGGCCCTTTATCGCTGCACGGCGTGCCCTGTCCACGGCCAGCGGCGTAAGTCGGGAAAAAGGCCAGTATCGAATTTTCTTCAGTGATGGCAATGGCTTGTACGTTACTTTGGCCAACGGTAGTTTTATGGGGGCCATGCCCGTGCGGTTTCCAAACGCAGTGGCGTGCATGTGCGAAGGCCAGCGAGCTGACGGAGCGGAGACATCATTCTTTGGTTCAACCAATGGATACGTGTATCGCCTGGATGCAGGAACGTCATTTGACGGAGCTGAGATCACAGCCAACATGGCCCTGGTGTTTAACGCAATTGGCAGCCCTCGTTTGTTAAAACGATTTCGCAAAGCGTCATTGGAACTCACCGGCACCAGCTATGCCGACTTTTATTTCAATTACGATTTGTCTTATGCGACCACGGAAATTAGTCAATCAGAGCAAAATTTGTATGCCAACAACTTAGTTTCAAGTCTTTGGGATACGTCCTCTTGGGACTTTTTTGTGTGGGATGACCGCACCCTTGCGCCCTCCGAGGTTGAGGTGAACGGCACTGCTGAAAATATTGCGTTAAAGATTGCATCTAATTCGCCTTACTTTCAGCCATTCACAATCAACAGCGCGATCTTGCACTACACACCGCGAAGAGGACTTCGATGAGCAATAACTTTTACACACACGGGTCTTTCCCGACTACCGGTTCGGCGGCAACATCTGCGTCTATGCGGTCTGAGTTGGACCTGATCACCGCTGGCTTTGACAAATTACCAACGCTAACAGCAAACGCAAACAAGTTTGTTGTTGTCAACAGCGCGGGTACGGCGCTGACTGCCACCAGCGCGTTGCCTGCGGGCACCGTGACCGATACCACGTTCACTGTTCAAAATACTACTGACAACACCAAGACTTTTCAGTTCTTGGCCAGCGGCATCACGGCGGGCACTTTGCGCATCTACACAATGCCGGATGCCAGCACGACCCTGGTGGGTATTGGCGTTACACAGACGTTGACCAACAAAACGCTGACTGCGCCAGTCATTGCAACGATTGTCAACACTGGCACGCTAACGCTGCCCACGTCTACCGATACCCTGGTCGGTCGGGCGACCACCGACACGTTGACCAACAAAACGCTGACGTCTCCGGTCATCGGCACTATTGTCAACACCGGCACGCTTACATTGCCCACGTCTACCGATACTTTGGTCGGTCGGGCGACCACCGACACATTGACCAACAAAACGCTGACGTCTCCGGTCATCGGCACTATCGTCAACACCGGCACGTTGACGCTGCCTACGTCGACCGACACCCTTGTCGGTCGGGCGACCACTGACACGTTAACCAACAAAACGCTGACAGCGCCGGTCATTGCAACGATTGTCAACACTGGCACGTTGACGCTGCCTACGTCGACCGACACCCTGGTCGGTCGGGTGACCACTGACACGTTGACCAACAAAACGCTGACAGCGCCGGTCATTGCAACTATTGTCAACACCGGCACACTGACGTTGCCCACGTCTACCGACACCCTGGTCGGTCGGGCGACCACTGACACGCTGACCAACAAAACGCTGACAGCGCCGGTCATTGCAACGATTGTCAACACCGGCACGCTTACATTGCCTACGTCGACCGACACCCTGGTCGGTCGGGCGACCACTGACACGTTAACCAACAAAACGCTGACGTCTCCGGTCATCGGCACTATTGTCAACACCGGCACGTTAACGCTGCCCACGTCGACCGACACCCTGGTCGGTCGGACGACCACTGACACGCTGACCAACAAACGTATTGACCCAAGGGTTACTTCAGCCGCATCAGCATCAACATTAACACCTGATATATCGGCTAGTGATGTTTACGCATACACAGCATTGGCGGCAGGACTCACTATCAATGCCCCAACTGGAACACCTGTTGACGGAAACAAACTAATATTTAGGCTTTTGGATAACGGCACAAGCAGAGCATTGACTTGGAATGCAACCTACACAGTCATTGGCCTTGGTTTAACTTTGCCAACAACGACAACAGCAAGCAAAACAACGTATGTGGGTTGTATATATAACGCCAACAATACACGTTGGGATGTGATTGCAGTAGCCACAGAGGTTTGACCATGAAGATTGATTTTTCCTTTCCATCACAGTACGGCACATTTTCGGATGCTTTGCATTTGGAAGATAACCATGCGTTTACAAATGTTGAGATTGAAGCAATGAAACAACAAAGGTTTGATAATTGGATTGCCATAATCACTGCGCCCCCACCAAACTATTTGTTGGATGCTGATGGAAATATAGTTTTTGATGCTGATGGTAACCCTTTGATTGCGGAGTAAAAAATGGCTGACCGTTACTGGGTAGGTGGTACAGGTACTTGGGGTAGCACTCAGACAACCAATTGGTCTGCGGCCACTGGTTTATCTTTTACTGCTAGTTGTACAGGTACTGCTTTAACTACTACTGGATCACCAGCACTTGTAGTTGGAATGACTGTATGGTCAAGCTCGCATGTCTCACTTGGAACAATTGTTAGCGGTTCTCTTAATTCATGGGTTGTATCTGTTGGTGGAACTTACAGTTCTCAAGGCATGAGTGCGGCTACTGTTGGCGCATCGGTCCCTACTGCGTCAGACAATGTATTTTTTAATGCCAACTCAAATAGTAGTACATCATCATTTACGGTCACTATGGCAAACACGCCAAGGGTCTGTAATAATTTCACAGCATCAGGCCTTGATGGCACGATGACGCTTGCAGGGTCAGGCATTGGATTGACAGTATCAGGTAGCCTTGATTGGCCTGCAACAAACTTTAGCCGTACCTATGGCGGCACAACCACATTTAATGCTACAACAACTGGTAAAACTGTAACAGCCCGTGTTGCATTTGGTGGGCCGGTTGATTTTGATGGTGTTGGCGGTGGATGGACGTTAGGTAATAATTTTAGTTGTGGAACTCAAACATTAACACTTACTAACGGCACATTTGATACTTCATCCTCTGGGAACTATTCCGTAACTGCTGATTCTTTTAATTCATCTAATTCAAACATAAGAACAATAAATTTAAATGCTTCTACAATAACATTGTCCGGTTCTAATAGTGCTTGGTATATTGGAACCAGCACTAATGCAACACTTAACGCTGGAACATCAACAATAACTTTTTCTAATACTCTCATTCAATTTTGGGGTGGTGGGCTCACTTATTACAACGTGACGTATACATCTACCGCAGCTTCATATTATTCAATACAAGGCGCAAACACATTTAATAACCTATTTATAACAGGTAGAACTACTATTGGTATTTGTGGTGTGGAAATTTACTTAAACCAAACAATCAACGGCACATTTACTATAAGTGCGAGCACTGCTGCTGCATACCGCGTATCGATTTGTAGTTCTGGTACTGGAACTACACGCACATTAACTTGCGCATCTATTGCTGCTATGTCTGATGTTGATTTTAGAGACATTACAATAGCAGGGGCACATGGCACGTTGTCTGGGACAAGGTTTGGTGACCAAGGTGGCAATACCAACATAACTTTTCCTGCGGCTAAGACTGTTTACTATAGGCAAACAGGTTCTGCTGATTGGGGTACTACAGGTTCAGGTTCTTGGTCTGCTACATCCGGTGGTGCATTAGACGCAACCATGTTCCCATTGTCGCAGGATACCGCTGTATTTCCTGCGGCAACTTATCCTGCATCAGGTTCAACGACAACTCTTAACGATTCCTATAACATCGGCGCAATAGACATGTCGTTAAGAACGACAAACACTATGGTGTTTGCAACAGGAGCAACTACACCATCAATTTATGGCAATTGGAAAAACGGTTCAGGAATAACTTTATCAGGCACAGGCTTACTTTATTTTCAAACCCGCACAACACAAACAATTACAAGTGCTGCTAAAACATTTTCTCAGCCCATATATATTGACGCCCCAAGTGGTTCTGTTACTTTACAAGATGCGCTAACAACAAGCACATCAGTATCGACTACTTTAGCCCAAGGCACATTAAATTTAAATAGTTTTCAATTAAGCACAGCCACATTTAGTTCAAATACCTCACTTACGAGAGATATTGCTTTTGGCACAGGAAGTATTGCTTTAACGTCAATAACAACAGGCGCTACAGTTTTGTCGATGGCAACGGCTACAAACTTTACTTTTACTGGGACTTCAAATATTTCAGCGGCAATGAGTAGAACAAGGACATTTAACTTTGGTGGAACGGCGGGCGCAACAACTTCCAACAGATTAAATATCAATTTAACTTCAGGCGCATCAGTTCCAACATTCACAGGCTCATTTAGACAAATTAATTTTACAGGGTCAACCTTAAATCCTGGCTCTGTAACTATTTCTTGTCATGCATTTAATTTAGCATCTGGTGGTACATATACATCCACCAGTTTTACTACAGTTGGGGATGGTACGCTAACGTACAATGCAAAAACAATTCTTGCGTTAAATATAAACGCAACTGGAATTACAACAACGCTGGGCGGTGCTGGGACACAGGGAACTGTTACGTTAACCAATGGAACGCTTGATTTGGCTGGGTATACTCTTACAAACACAACTACATTTGCAACCGCCTCGGGCACAAAAAATCTTACGTTTAATGGCGGCACAGTTATTTGTGCAAAGGATGGTGCAACATCATTTGACAACGCCGCACCAACAGGCTTCACTACAACAGCAGGAACAGGAACAGGCACGATCTCCATGACTGCCTCATCCGCAAAGACTTTTGTTGGTGGTGGCTCTACGTTTAACTGCACACTCAACCAAGGTGGTGCTGGTGCATTGACTATCACAGGCTCAAACACATTTAGCAACATTACCAATACTTATAAAAGCACTGGTGCAACATCTATTTTGTTTACTGCTGGAACAACAAATACTTTTACTGATTGGAATGCTAGTGGAGAAACTACAAGACTTCTAACCATTGGCTCGGTAACGGCGGCAACCCATACCCTATCTAAGTCAAGCGGTACTGTTAGCGCAAACTTTCTATCTATCAGCAAGTCTATAGCCACAGGCGGGGCAACATGGTACGCAGGGGCAGACTCCACAGATGGTGGCGGTAACGCAGGATGGATATTTGCGGGTAGTAGTTTTGGGGGCCTTTTTTTAGCGTTTTTCTGAAAGTTAAATATGCAAGACCTTGTTACTGAAACTGATAAACGCTTGAGTGTCCACGAAGCGATTTGCGCCCAGAGGTACGAGGGCATCCAAGCACGTTTTGACGAAGGGTCAAAACGCATGACCAAGATTGAGTACCTCTTGTATGTGGTGATCCTAGCCGTGTTGCTTGGGCCAAATGTGGCTGCTGATTTTGTAAAGAAAATCCTGGGGCTGTAACGATGTGGACCCCATATCGCTGTGCCTCCTTGCTGCCGGGCTAGTTAAGCAAATCCAGGCTGGGTGCGACCTGTACCGTGAAGCGAAAACCCAGTTCATCCAGGTAAGGCAAACAGCAGAAGAGGTCATAGCGATCGGCAAGGAGGCCAAGGGCTTCTTTGCCAAGCTGGTGCAGTTCTTTAATCCGGCACCGGCAAAGGCTGCCACCCCGGCCAAGCCAGCAGCAAAGAAAAAAGAAAAGCTTGTCGACGTCGATGAGCAGCAAATTCTGAACGATGTTGTGGCCAGGCTCATCGAGTTCTTCCACCTCCAGGAGCAGCTCGCGGCTCACATACGTGAGGAGGAAGAAAAGTCTCGGACCGTGTACGACCCCAACGCCAACCTGATGGAGGCGGCGATCAAGCGCGTCAGGGCGCAGGACCAGATGGACCAGCTTGTTGTCACCATAAGAGAGGCGATGACCTGGAACGCTCCGGCGGAGCTTGGGGCCCTGTACACCAAGGTGTTCGAGATGAGAGAAATTGTTGGTGCTGAACAAGAGGCTGCCAGGCTGGCGCAAGAATCAATTGCGAAAAGGAAACGATGGCAACGTCAGCAAAAAGAGGCGGACCTCAACCTAAAAATAGGAGCCAGCCTCCTGACTTTGGCTCTTATCGTATACCTGTGGATGTGGCTCCTGTGGCTGAAACAAGCGAGGATACTTTGATGGGTGTACTGGGCTGGGTT